GCTGCTGCGGCTGGCATGGGGGATGGGAGTTGCGGTACTGGTACTTCTTGGATGTGTATTGGAGGCATCTGTTGGAATCCGGCTGTTACGTTTTGTTGTAGAAAAATTATAAAAAAATTATAAAAAAATGGAGTGCAAAAGGAACACTTTTTACACTCCATTTTTGTTTTCAGACAAAAACTGTTTATTTTGCGTTCATCTCCGCAATGTCATAGATCAGCTGTTTGGAATCTTCCCATCCGAGACAAGGATCGGTAATAGATTTTCCGTAAATATGATCTCCGATAGACTGATTTCCCTCTTCAATGTAACTTTCAATCATGAGACCTTTTACCAGAGAACGGATATCGGAAGAAAGCTGGCGGTTATGCATCACTTCTTTTGCGATGCGGATCTGTTCCTTAAACTTCTTTCCGGAGTTGGAATGGTTGGTATCAATGATGGCTGCCGGATGGATGACATCCATTTTTTCGTACATCTCATGAAGACGGATCAGATCTTCATAGTGATAATTCTGGGTGGTATTGCCGTGCTTGCTGACTGCACCGCGAAGAACCACGTGAGTCAGAGGATTTCCGGTTGTCTCCACCTCGTATCCGCGATAAACGAAATGATGCGGATGCTGTGCCGCGTATACAGAATTGAGCATAACAGAAAAATCACCACTGGTAGGATTTTTCATTCCGGAAGCGACATCAAAACCACTGACCGTCAGACGATGCTGCTGATCTTCTACCGAACGTGCTCCGATGGCAACGTAGGAGAGAAGATCCTCGACATATCCCCAGTTTTCCGGGTAAAGCATTTCATCGGCACAGGTAAGACCGCTTTCTTCGATTGCACGGATGTGCATTTTACGCATGGCGATCAGACCCTCGATCATATCCGGAGCTTTTTCCGGATCTGGCTGGGAAGCAATCCCTTTGTAGCCTTCGCCGGTTGTACGTGGTTTGTTGGTGTAAATACGCGGAACTAAGATGACCTGATCCTTGACATCTTCCTGGATTTTGGTCAGACGGCTCACATAATCACATACAGAATCTTCGTTATCTGCAGAACACGGTCCGATGATTACGAGGACACGTGAATCTTTACCTGTAATTACATCAGAGATCATGAGGTCTCTGTGTTTTTTTAATTCACGAAGCTCCGGGGAAAGCGGATAATCGCGCTTAATGTCTGCCGGAGTCGGTAATTGGTTTAAAAATTCAAAACTCATTTTTTTCTCCTATCTCTTAAGTTCGGATATCACATACCGTGACTATCTTAATGGAAAACGGGAAAAATGTCAAATAACAGGAATCGGTTGTTTCTTTCGGGCTTTTAGAATATAATAACAGAGAATTACAACACAGCAGGAGGTGCAGAGATGGAAAATCTGCTTTGTATAAAAGGAAAGATTATAGGAAAAGGGAAACCGCTCGTGTGTGTGCCGGTCATGGAGTCTTCGAAAGAAGAAATTTTAAGAGAAACCAGAAGGCTGGAAGAAGCACACACGGAAATGATTGAGTGGCGTGTGGATGCGTTTGAAAACGTGGAAAGTCCGAATGCGATCCGCGAAATATTAAACGAAATGAAACATATCATAAAGGAAAGTATTCTGGTGTATACCTTCCGTTCTAAAAATCAGGGAGGGTGCAAAGCACTTTCCGCGGCGGATATTTATGATATTCATCAGGTGGCGGCAGAATCAGATGTCGTGGATTTTATTGATGTGGAATATTTTGAAGCAAAAAATCCGCAGAAAGAAATAGCGAGGTTGCAGGAGATGGGAGTATATGTGATTGCTTCCCATCATGATTTTGAACAGACGCCGGACCCGGAGGTGATCCGCATGCTGTTGGAACAGATCCGTGAGAGTGGCGCAGATGTCGTGAAACTGGCAGTTATGCCGCAGAATATGTGGGATGTATTGCATTTGCTGGAGGAGACCAACCGCTTTCATGAAAACCATCCGGATCATCCGCTGATTACCATGTCCATGGGTGCAAAAGGGGGGATTTCCCGCGTGGCCGGAGAGTTTTTCGGATCGTGTGTGACATTTGGCGCAGGCGGGCAGGCGAGCGCACCGGGGCAGCTTCCGGTAAAGCAGCTGGAAGAAATACTTCATATTTTACATCAAAGTGTGGATTGACTCTAAATTTGAAGTGTGATATAGTAAAAAGGCACTTGTGAAATAAGAGTGCTATGCAGCCGTAGTATAATGGATAGAACGCAGGACTCCGACTCCTGAGATGCGGGTTCGATTCCCGCCGGGTGCAGTTATTTGTTTTGAAGAAAATACAGTAAAATCAATGGATTGAAAAAGATATCACAAACAAATGTTTTGATTACTCGTGATTACTCAACGAAAACACGACAGAAGAAAGGAGAACTGCACAAGTGCTTCAAGTTTTCCTCAACTGGTAGAATGTGAACGCATAGGGCGTTCTTTTTTATTGCCTAAATTCAAATTGCGTATTTCGCCCATATTCGTGTTTAAAGCCGTTCGACAATAAAATATTCATTTGATAGTTAAAAATTGGATATAGGCGCATCAGAGAGCGTGAGAGAAGCATAAGAATTAAAAGTTTTTCCGGCGGCGGCGCGCGGGATATTTTATCTTTTTTTCATACCCCCCTACCCCTCGAAAATGAGTGTGAAATTTCGATTTTGAGGTTGGAAAAATTTCGTTCAGATTTTTGAAAAATTTTTTTCTTGGATTTCTTACAACTTTCTTGAAAAAGTTAGACTGTGCCTATATTTGATTTGATATTTCAAAAAATGATATTTTGAAATATTAGAGAAGAACACCGGGGCCGGGATATCGGGAACCGTTCCCGGTGTCGAAAAAATTTATACACTGATAACATAACATATAATTCCTTCCGCCGTCAATAGGTTTCTGCGTAGGTCCTGCCGTTGTAGCGTACGTGTGTATGCGTTTGGTGTTCTGCGTCCTCTGTGTTTCTTTTACGCGTGATCTGTAGCCAATCCCCGCCGCGCTGTACGGTTATTTTTAACTCTGGCGATTCTAGCCACTCTACACCCTCAAATTTTGCATAGCCAAACAGCCGCCCGGATGCCACCGAATAGCCAAGAGCAGACACGCGCCGCATGATCTCCCGTTTACCCAAGTATTCCCATTTTTCCATAGGCATTCCCTCCTTGTCTGTAAAACTTGCGTGTGAGTACTGGTACTCACAGAACCAACGCCGCCGGAATCGGACCGGCTCACAACGCCACCAGGTACGCGGAAAAGGGCGGAAGAGTACCGCCCTAAAATCTATTTTACATAAACTCGCACATAGTCTTTATTTTTGCTATAGCAATAGCTTCTCACTTGCATGTTGTCAAAAGTGCCCGCTTTTTCTTCTCCGTAATCTTTGCAAATCAATTTATTATTTTCTCCGTATATTCTCCACGGTACGCGCGTTGAACTCATGTAAGAGCTCATAAATAATTCATAAAGTGTTCTTCCCATGCTTGTTTCCTCCACATTCTAAATTTTTCCGGCTGTTCCGGTAAAAGCAAGCCGGGGAATCGAACCCCGGAAAAGCCAACCTTGCCTAGTCTGCTAAAATCTGTCGTGCCACGTTGAACACATAAAGCCTGTTGTGGCTGTGGCGTTTAAAATCTCCATTTTCAGCAATCACACGCCCACTATTTGGGTATTTAAGACTTACAACGGTCAAATACTTGTTTAGCAGTTCATCCGAGCATTTTAGGCACTCTATAGCATTTTCTATAGCACTTTTCTTGCTATTGTAATAAATTCCCTCAATGTGTACTCCTTTTTTCTTTTCCAGCTTGTCAAATTCTTTCAACAGTTCCGCTTTTGTCATAAAATCAACCATCCTTTCATTTTCCTATAGATACAGTTCCATAAGTCCCACATTTTTATTTTTAACTAAGACAACGCCTGGGCGGACAACGGAAACATACTGTTTTACAACGTTCTCGATTCGCTCGTTGCTGTAATACGGTGCCAACTTTTGGCGTGTGTATTCTTTCGCTTCTTCAAGTGTCATCATCTTCATATAATCAACCATCCTTTCGTTTTATGCCCTGTCTCATCGGTGCAGGTAGGGCAGTTCCTGCAGACCGCCGGGTGGCGGTTTCGACTTAAACAATTTCTAAATATCCTAAAATTTTAACGCTTGCCGGAATACAGAAGAACATTACGCCGGAAGGCTCATAATTAGGAACGTATGAAGCGTGATAGCTTTTTCCATCGTTACCGATTGCTAAATATTCACCGGCTATATGTTTCTTTGCGATTTCATCAAAACTTATTAAATCTTCTGTATTTATCTTTCTTTCTGCAACTGTCATATAGTTTCCTTTCTGGTCTGCCATCATCAGAGCCGGGCGACCATCCCGCGGCTGACGCTCCAGATCAGAGCGTTTCGGCTATGCTATGCAGATTTCAAATACATCGCCTTGGACGTGTTCAAAATCAACTATTTCAAAAATACCGATTCCGTAAAAGTCGGCTGTGAGTTCCCCAAAGTGGTTATACTCAAATGCGATATTGTTCTTTTTCAGCTCGTTGATCGCGTCACCGTTCTTTGTTGTTTCCCATGTAAAACGCATTCCCGTCTTTCTCATATTTAAGCCCTCCCTATAAAATTTCCGAAAACTGTAAAATCTGCGCTTCGCTCAAATGATCAATAACCACATTTCCGTTTACGTCGCTCAATTCATATTCATCCAGAAGAGTAGTGAACCCGTCAAACTGATTCGAAAGGTAATAGCCTTTGCTTTCTAATAATGTTGTTGCTGTTTTCATATCTTTCATGTTGTAACCTCGCTTTCGTGCTTCATTTGATATACTAATAGTACACGATAATGGATTATAATACAATTGACACAATACACGAAAATAGACGACACAAAACAGCAGTTTATTGTGCAATATGATACATGAGAATAGACGTTGACATGGTGTGAAAAATCTATTATCATATATAAAAAGGAAAGAGGTGTGACGCATGGCAAATTATGGAGCAAACGGATATATTGACTTTTCCAAGCTGTGGAATGTCTTAGAAAAAAAGGAATACAATAAGCAGTGGTTAAAGAATAACGGAATCCATTCTAATACAGTGGCAAAGCTGACAAAAAATGAAAATGTAACTTGTGAGGTTATATGTAATCTATGCAGACTGCTAAATTGTCAGCCGGGCGATATTATGGAATATAAAAATAATTAAAATACATGAAAATAGACTATTGACATATACACAATAATAGATTATTATAAAGCTGTCGGAAGACAATAGCCGGGCAAGCGGAGAAAGGAGAACAAATGAACGAAATGACAGATAAACAGATGGAAGTTATATTAAATCTCGTAGCTGATAAATTTGCAGGATGTAAGGACATGGACGAAGTTCAAAAAGCAATAGATGAGGTTCGCAACATGGCAAAAAAAGAAAAGCCTAACGATTAGGTTTTAGGGAATGAAAGGGAGGGCGGACTTGCCGCCGCTCTCAATCAAATAAATTGTAACACATAGCAATTATATAATCAATGCAAACAAGGGGCAGCTTTTCCGGCTGCCTTTTCTTTTTATCACTTCCCAAGATCGGACAAAACCCCCCCAGAGCAATTACAGGTAAGAAAAGATGATAGAATAGTATTAGTTTTGTTGCAATGCAACATACTTGCAACACCAATGCAACAAAGTGCAACATTTTTGCAACGTAGATATAGAGTAAGAGATAGAGATAGAGTATATTCTCTGTTGTTATATTTATATATTAAGGGTTTAAAATACAGTATATATAAAGCCTATAGATGTATTGTAAGTGTATAGACGCATGCGCGCGGTGTAAGTATATATATCAAAAGATTGTTAAAAAATAAACACCTATTGCAAAATATCCAGAAACAGTGTAATGTTAAATACAGACAGAGAAAAAGTATTATTGTACTAGTGAGTGGAGGTGTAATAGACATATGGCAAATACAGTAAAGACAGATACAGGGATAGAAGTATATGAGAACTCTATAACTGAATATCTGGATCAGTATATTGCAGAAAAGAAAATAGAAGATATGTCTAAAGAACCTCAAAGTAAATGGAATGCAGCATTGATATATATTTACAAGGCTGTATTTAAAGGCAATAGAGAGCAATTAAGAGACCAAAACAGTAAAGATAATTACAACGATAAACTGGTAAATGATATATGTGATACATACATAGAGTTGTGTTACGAGTACGACAAAGAGGTAAGTATTAACGGGTTTTGTTTCTTGACTGGAATTAACACAGATACGGTATATACTTGGGGCAGTGGCGAGTATAGATCCGGTTCGGCGTGCCCCGATGTATACAAAAAGTTGATCAAAAACAACGAGGAATCTTTGAGCGACAAGCTTATAAGCGGCGGACTCAACCCGATGAAAGTGCTGCCAGCGCTCAATAGGCGGCATAACTGGAACATGCCAGGAACAAACCGCCAAGGCGGCGAACAAACGCAGAGTATCGAGCAGATCCAAGCCAAATATAAGCCTGCGGAATTGTGCGAAAGTGGCAAACAATTAGACGCACCGGAACCGGATTTCTAACATGAAATTGTGCGAGATTATTCTACAATTCACAAATACAGTATTTACAAGGGCTTCAGTGCTTACAATTATTCGCAACTATTCGGAAAAGCTGGGTTTTGCGAATAGTTAAAGCGTATGAAACAGAATTGCACTAATTGTTTTTGATCAAAACACAATTCAAACGCAGCGTGTGAGCATGGTCTAGAAGGGGTGCCGGGGGTCATGTGGAAACACACCCCGGGCGGTAACTTAGCCCCCCAAGTTAATTCAAAATAAAAAGATCGCCTTCGCCGAAAGGGGTATTGGCCTATGATTGCTAAACTTGAAGGGCTGCAAAACGGATATGCATTGTTAAGATCATCTACGGATGAAGAGTTTCAAGCAATCCTTAAGCAATACAAAGATGAAAATAATCTTAAGTGTGTTATCTGTAATGAGCGTACTGCTAAATGTTTTAAACACGCTGGGGTTTTATCAGATCCCCCAATAACGATAAACAATAAAATGTTAAGTGGTATATTTTACATCAACAGCGTTTTCTAAATTCAATTTTCTACATCCGATAAAAATTCAAAGGTTACATTCGATAACGATTTTCAAAAATTTTCAAAAACAAAAAGAGGTCAAGCACTATGAGGACATTGATTGAGTATATCCGTTCATGTTTCTGTAAGCATGATTGGGAACTTTTGTTCAATACAGACATCATGGATGGCAATAAGCTGTTTAATAGTATCAAGGTGTATCGTTGCAGGAAATGCGGGTTAGAAAAACGATATAAGGCCAGATAGGAGAATTTGTATGGATAATCCGATTCCAAGAGTTAAGGTCGTAAATCCAAATGAAGGTTGGATGGGAACTGAATATTACATAGACGGAAAGAAGATTAAAAACGTCAAAAGCGTTGATTTTCGTGTTGCAGTGGATGAGGTTCCACATTTCACTTTTGAAACCATGGGGCTGCCGGACATTGATATGAGCGGTGACATTAGATTCAAATTTACGCCGAAAACAGTTCAACAGGCATCTGCAGTTTTACGAAATGAGTTAATGACCCGCGGCGGGCTGTATCACATTTTCTTGGAAAGCATGTTAAGTGCATTGGATGATAGCTTTTGGGATTCAAGGGATAGAAACGGGAATGATCTTGACCTTGGAGAAGAGGATTTCCAAGAAGCTGCAGCATTGATGTTGAATCGTTTGATTGGGATTGAAGAATGAAAGGATGAATGACATATGACCGGAAATGAGTATCAGAAATTAGCCATGCGGACAAATGATCGCAAGGCGACAAAAAGAATTTCGGATAAACTCGATTTGCTTAAATTTTGCAAAAAGAACAATATCACATCTGCGTTGCAAGATTATGACCTTGGCGGTATCTTTAATGCCTGTCTTGGGTTATCCGGCGAGGTTGGAGAGTTCAACGACATGATTAAAAAGTGGATTTTCCATGAGAAGCATCTTGATATTGACCATGCAAAGAAAGAAGCAGGAGATATTTGTTGGTATCTTGCAATGCTTTGCGAATCCTTCGGCTGGAGCCTTGATGAGATCATGCAGATGAATGTAGACAAGCTTAAGGCACGTTATCCGGAAGGGTTTGACATTGAAAGAGCAAACCACAGAGCGGAAGGTGATGTTTAATGGCAAGCTGCAGCAATGAGTTGATGAAAACCGAGTATTCCGAAACCTTTGATGAAAAACGCAAAGGATTGATTGAACAGTCGTATTACAAATACGGACCGGCAAGAATGAATTTTGCAAACGGGAATGTGGATGCAATCGAAAGTTTGAAAATGTGCCTTGCCAAGTTTGAAGAGACTGGAAACCTTGAATACTTGTGTGACGTTGCAAACTATGCCATGTTCCGGTTTATGTTTCCACAGCAGGGCGAGCATTTCGAACATACGGACTCTGATTCATCTGCCGGGATCTTCGGTATGAGCGTAAATGAAATGGAACGATTCAAACAGGAACACAGCTTTGAGGATGGGAGATATTGATATGGCTTTGAAAGTTATTGCAACAGCGGCAGATGCCCTCGTAATACTGGGACTTATGAGAGGACAGGTAAAACAAAAAGACAATTCAAACGCAATGGGGTATTTGCTTTCGTGCGCGATCTTTGCAATGAATATTATGACCATTTGGAGATAACAACATGACAATTTATGATCCAATATTTGGTATTTACTTTCTGCCGCCAATTTTGAGCGTGGCCGAAAGAATACATATAGCAAAATCAAAGGAACCGGACAGCACCGGAGATTTGCTCAATCTGGATAGTGACGCCGAGCACCAGAGCGAGAAATCGGAGCATCCGGTATAGCTTAAGTCCGCAAGCGATAGTTCCTGGCTGAATAATTGATCTATCGGCGTTAGGCTTTGGATTATGTTTGCGGACGTAACAACATTGGGCTATTGCCAAGTGGTAAGGCACAGGATTTTGATTCCTGTATTCCCGGGTTCGAATCCCGGTAGCCTAACTGGTTGCATGCTGACGATCTATGCAACCACATATGTTTTTCTCATATGTACTTGAACCCTTGGTTGAATGTTTCAAGCATTTGGGTTCCTCCTTTCCCCACTAGGACGATTCTGTTAAGGGCGGTGCGAGACCGTCCGGTGGTGGTCGCCGCAGATAGCGGCATTTGATGTAAGCCTATATGGTGTTGAATGATGATCGTTCCGTAATTTGCTGACGAGCAATCCATATAGCAGTCAGACTTGAAAGTTTGGGCGTCTATCCCACGGCGCTTAAATTTTCAAAAATATAATTCCCCATATGGTTAGGCAGCGGCAGAATGGGTATTGCAGGAAAAGAATCCTATCGGTAAGAGTGCTACCAAGTGACAGGCGGGCGATCATCCGTAGTCAGCAACAACACCTTTTCAGAAACCGATAATGCAAGGTTCGAATCCTTGCCTGCCTAAACGGTCAAATTATGCTGCTTGCTTGCAGGCGGTCTATGATTTAGCTGTATCGGCATTTTGTATGTCTAGTGCAACGCATGGCACGAAAAACATTATTGCTAACCGTCTTGCGGCGGTTTCGGAACGTATCTTAATTGGTAAAAGTGGCGTGTACACGGAAAACAACAATGAGAGCCGGATTGAAGGTTCGAATCCTTCCGTTCCGATGGTGCCGAGCTGATCTGATACTGTATGCGTAGCGCGGTCGCGTACAGAGATATGGAGTGAGGTGTCCGCGCATTCCGGGGAAGCGGCAACGATTGGCGGTGTTGCGGCTGACTGTAAATCAGTTCCCAAGTGGTAAACAATGGAGGTTCAATTCCTCTCTTCCCCATGAGCGAAAACATCCATTTAGTCCCGCGTAACCGGTTTGCGAGATTATCCTAGGTTATTTGGACGTGAGTAGCAAAGACTTAATTTGCGTCATAGCAGGCGTGGATTGGCGTCACAGCCGACCGCGTGTCTTTGATCGGTTAGTCAAGTGGTAAGACACCACCCTTTCACGGTGGTAACACGAGTTCGAATCTCGTACCGATCATTCTGCCAGAAATGGTAGACCCCCCAATACATGAGGAGAGCATACCCCAAACTCTCCTCAACCTTCTCCAATGGCTTGTAGTTCAGTGGTAGAACGCCTGACTGTTAATCAGGATGTCGTGGGTTCGATCCCCACCTTGCCAGTTAGTATGCGTTGTCGGAATAGGTAGACGATATTGCCGTAGGTAATCAGTTGAAATCGGCAACTTAGATCACTGGTGCTAGCAACCATGGGAGCGGTGCAAATCCGCCCACGCATATTAAATTCCGGAGTAAGCATGGTAGCAGAATGGTGGTTCAAATCCACCTGCGGGCATAACTCCAGCAAGAAAGGTATCCGCCGTTTCTTTCCTAATGTTCTTGACGATACAAGAAAATTCGGCAGTGTTCCCATAATGGTATTGGAACGGCTTGCTAAGCCGCCGGGCGTTTATTCGCCTTGTAGGTTCGAATCCTACACACTGCGCTAACTTACGGCAATAAACCTGGAAAAAGGTTTGCCGTAAGCGGTAGAAAGTCCGCATGAAATTGTACAAAGTGGTGGCAAAAGCAATTTCGGGATATAGCAGTTCCACCACACTGCTATATTTGCCGTATGTCCGGGTGGTGAGGGAGCGGTCTTGAAAACCGTTGGCTGTAAAAGGCTTGCAGGTTCGAATCCTGTGTGCGGCGTTTGCTATGACGATAGCAGACTTGTGCATGTGGTTCAAATCCACACGCCTTGTAGATGAAAGAATGAACGCGCGGATTGCAATATATGTCGCAAGGTAAGGCGTTGGGATAAGCGAGGTTCGATTCCTCTGCGCAAGTTTTTGAACATTGACAATTGAATATTGGCGGTTGTAGTGGTATAATTTGGAAAAACATAAGATAAAGGGGATAAAAATGGACATTATTATTTTTCTTCTGATATATTTAGTGATTTTAGTTGCTGTAATTGGTTTTGAGATATATGTATTGTTTAATAATAAAGGTCAATACCTAAAAACGTCATATAAGGCACTGGAGAATATATGTAAGTTATGCGATAGCGATAATACAGAGGTATTAGCAAGAAAAATTAATAGATTTTATGAAGAATATGTACAAGAAGATGCGCAAACAAAAAAGTTTTTTCCTAATGTTGTAGTGTGGATAGATGCAATTATTTTTAGAATTGATTGCGGTTATAAACATGCATCGATTTTGAAAGAATATGAAAATAGCCTTAAGTGTATAAGGGATGAATTAGAAACAAAGAATCCGTTTAATAAATGCGAAAAATACCAACAAGATATTTTGCGTGATATCAGTAAAATAAAAACAAACGAAAACGAAATTATTGTGCAGAATATTATTAAGAGAACAGAAGATGAATTTATACGTTTGTCCACGGATATAAGGAAAAACTCAAGGTCTAATAAAATATCTATTACATTAGGAGTAGCAGGAATAGTGGTTTCAATTATTATGGCATTAATAAAATTTTAAATTTTACCAACCGTCAATATTCGATGGTTGGTATTTTTTTACACAAAAATGAGGTGTAAGTATGTGTGATTTTTGCAAAAACATAGGAATTGGAATACCGGATTGGGATTTCATCACCCCGGATGAAAACGGAAAGGTTCCGTCCGGCGACGCAATAGAAATTCGGAAAATTGTAGATAAATATGCACTTGTTTTTACGAACAGTGCCTGTGAATACGGTGCAGGAGCGATAAGTATTGCATTTTGCCCTATGTGCGGCAGGAAGTTGGTGGAAGAATGATTGTTAATATGGGAGCCAAAACCTATGAAATGAGCCGCAAGCAGGCAAAAGCTATCCTTGGAACCGCTAAGAAACTTGCGGATTGCAATATATATGGCATCGAAAAAGGCAATATAGTGATTATGCTGAATGAAAAGTATGAGGACGATATGAGCCTTAAGAAAGCAGTAGGAGAGTATGAAGCGAAAGGGTTTAAGGTGTATTGGAAATGAGTATGGCAGAAGTAATTGAATCAATAGAACATGATGCATTTAGACAGTACATGAATCCGCCGGAGGGATTGACAGATGCGCGTTGCAGTAAGTGCAACCGTCTTTTAGGTAAATTCAATGGGCAGGCTGAAATTAAATGTCCGAAATGCGGGAAAATCAATAGAATCGGGGTAGAATGATGAGTAATTTGAAAATATTTACCAAGAATGTCGAACAGGAAGCAGTAGATCAGATTGAATTATTACTTGCGCAGGATGCGTTCAAAGACTGTAAGGTTCGTATCATGCCGGATGTTCACGCAGGAAAGGGATGTGTCATTGGATTTACCGCAGACCTTGGAGAAAAGGTTATCCCGAACATTGTCGGCGTTGATATTGGTTGTGGAATGCTTTGCGTAAGCCTTGGTCAGACAGATATTGACTTTGAAAAGTTGGATAATGTGATTCGTTCTTATGTTCCAAGCGGAAGAGATGTGCATGAGGGAAGAATCATCAGATTCGACGAATTACAGGAGTTGAAGTGCTACCGAGAATTACGAGATACAAAGAGACTTGAGAGGTCTATCGGTACTCTTGGCGGTGGAAATCACTTCATTGAGGTTGATGTTGCAGAAGATGGTTATAAGTATCTTGTTATTCATACTGGTAGCCGTAATCTCGGAAAACAGGTAGCCGACTATTACCAGAACCTTGCTGTTGAACTTATGAGTGGTAAAGATAAACTGTATGAAGAACAGGACAGACTCATAAAAGAGTACAAATCCGCCGGAAGAAAATCTGAAATTCAAAGTGCAATAGCAGAATTACACAGGAATTTCAAGGCGGTTAATCCGAATATTCCAAAGGATTTGTGCTACTTAGAGGGCAAATACAGGGAAGATTATCTGCATGACATGAGAATTTGTCAGAAATTCGCCTACATAAACCGTGTTATGATCGCTCAGATTATATGCAACCACATGGGATGGGGCGTTGATGCAGATATGCCGGATTACTTCGAGTGTATTCACAATTATATTGACCATGATTCAAATATTGTCCGTAAAGGCGCTATCTCTGCCAAGTACGGAGAAAAGGTTCTTATCCCCATCAATATGCGTGATGGATGTATTATCGGCACTGGCAAAGGAAATGAGGATTGGAATTGTTCTGCACCGCATGGAGCTGGTAGAGTAATGAGTCGGACAAAAGCCAAGGAATTGGTATCGTTGGAAGAGTTTGAAAAGTCAATGGACGGAATATATACAACCTCCGTCAACCAATCTACAATAGATGAATCTCCGATGGCATATAAGACATTGGATGAAATTGTTGAGAATATCAAAGATACAGTTGATGTGTTGGCAATTATCAAACCTGTATACAATTTTAAGGCAAGTGAATAAATAAAAAGAGCACCAGTTGCAGAGTGCCATGTGGCACATATGTAGAGAGAGCCTATTTCCAAAATTTGAGGAAAGGAGGCTCTTTTTTGGTTTCAGAACAGACGCGGGGAACCGCTGACGATATTAAAAATTACATAAAACAGCATGGAATTGAATCACGGTCACTGTTTGACCTCTTGGATGTGGCAAAGATAGAGTTTGAAAAGGAAAATGACACGGAATGGGCGTTGAAAGTCACTTCGTACATCAAAGAATGCTGTACTTGGGCGATTCAAAACAGTATTGAAGTTTTACAGATGGACGAATTGTACTGGAAAACATTGAAAGCGGAAGCACCATACCATTTTGAATCATTCCTTTTCTACATGGAGAAGAACCGCAGACCGGAAAAGCGATTCTATGAGCCGAGAAAGAAAACCCTTGGAATTGTAGTTCAAGATTTGCAGGACTTGGAAGATGGATTGCTTGAATTTTTGGGTATTTCGCTTCCACCGCGAGTAGGCAAGTCCACTCTTTGTATTTTCTTCCTTGCTTGGGTTATAGGTCGGCATCCAGAAAGCCATAATGCCATGTCGGGACACTCTGGAATCCTTGCTGATAGATTTTATCGGGATGTATTCAAACTCACGGAAAACGAGGAATACACGTTCAAAGAGATATTCCCGGAAATCAACCTTGCAAATAAGTCGTCCGAGAAGAATGAGTTGTATTATTCTCCGACAGAAGCATTTGCAACGCTAACTTGTCGAGGTATTGACGGTACATGGACTGGTGCGGTTGATATTAGTTCAGACGGATATTTGTATGTTGATGATATGGTTCGTGATCGTACCGAATCATTAAGTCCTATTCGATTGGAAAACCGATACCAAGATTACTTGAATGTATTGGTTGACCGTAAAAATGACGGCTCCAAAGAGCTGATGGTCGGTACCAGGTGGAATGTCCTTGACCCATTGGGACGTGTTGAAGCGGAAAACAAGAACAATCCGAAGTACCGGTTCCGAAAGATTCCGGCATTAAACGAAAAGGATGAATCCAATTTCCAATACGATTATGGCGTTGGATTCTCAACAGAATACTACCGCAAGATGCGTGATAGATTAGACCGCAATGAATGGATGGCTAAATATCAGCAGATGCCATTTATTCGTGAAGGGTTACTCTTTCCATTGGATGAGCTTAATTATTACAATGGAGTACTTCCAGATGGCGATTGTCTTACAGCAGCAGCTTGTGACGTGGCATGGGGTGGAAATGATAGCTTGTCAATGCCGTTTGGAAAATTGTTTGGAAGTATTGATGATGGACCAATATATATTCCTGATTGGATTTTTAATAAAGGAGATAAATATACAACAAAACCTATTGTTGTGGCTAAAACATTACAACATCAACCGAATATGGAAAGATTCGAAGCCAATAATGGTGGAGATGAATACGCAGAAGATATTGACCGCCAGTTAAAAGATAAAGGTTTTAAAACCAATATTTCTTGGGCAAAAGCTAGTAACCAGATAAGCAAGATGGCAAAGATTATTCAGTATGCGCCAGATATAAAGAAAAGATTTTATTTTCTTAAGCCAGAGTTACAGAGTGAAGAATATAGAGCTGCAATGGAAGAACTTGGAATGTTTACTCAACTTGGGAAAAATGAACATGATGATAGTCCGGATGGCTTGGTGCAGCTGTTCCAGTTATTTGATGGTGGCATGACAAAGGTCGAGATTATGAGCCGAGCGGCGCTTGGAATATAAGGGAGAGTGGTATTTTGAATAAAAGAAATTTGAATCTTGAGAAATATGGTATTTCCGGTAAGCGATACAAAGAGCTTTGCGGATTTTGTGAACAATATCCGGAGTGGAAAAATCAGTTGAAATTCAGTAACGATACGGTTAAGAGCATTGAAATTACAGATATGCCGATCACACATAACAATGCGGATGCTACCGGCAATCTGGCAATCACGCGAACGATATTGGAAGAAAAGTGCAGGATGATTGAAGAGACAGCAGAGCAGGCTGGAAATGATTTGAGCCAATACATAATCAAATCCGTATGCTATGAAGTTCCGGTAACGTATTTGATCGCTTGCGAGGAAATGCCGATTAGCAAATCTGCATTTTATGAAATGCGCAGATATTTCTTTTATCTGCTCGATCAGAATAAGAAAATGTGAAATGCGGAAAAAAAGGACATACTTCCGTGATATATTGATATTGTGAAAAGAATACAGAGAGCCTTGAACAGTGTTTCAAAGGCTCTTTTTCTATGCCCGGAGGTGAAATAGGTGAAGCTTTTCGGAAGAAAGCAGATATTTTGTGACAAAACGAATATTGATAAGACGAATATCCTTGAAGTTCTTGGGGAAGCATACGCTATTCATGAGCAAAATAGGGCAGAAATGCTTTATCTGTTTGAGTATGTGAAAGGCAGACAGCCTATTCTTGATCGTGAAAAACAGATCCGACCAGAAATCAATGAGAAGATCGTTGATAATATGGCATCTGAAATTCTTGAATTTAAGCTCGGCTATGAGTTCGGTTCTCCGATTTCATATGTCCAGAGGGCAAGAAAGGATATTAAGAGCCGGAATGCTCTTTTTTCTTTTTTCAAAAAACTGTTCACATCAGATGAAAGTAAAAAGGAAGATCTAAGGGTTTCTGCCATCAATGAAATGATGGTGGAAGAATGTAAAGCGGCAAAAGACCTGATGCTTGCAAAGGATGTAAAGACTTGTGGCGTTGGTTATCGTTTGATTCTTCCGAAGAAGATCAAAACCGGAGTTTCGGTATTTGATCTGTTAGTGCTGAATCCAATGAACACATTTGTTGTTTATAGTAATGATGCATACCGGGAACCGATTCTTGGAGTTTCCTATTTCCCGCACCGGGATGGAAGCGTTACGTTTGGATGTTATACCAAGACTTCCTATTTCAAGATTGAAATGGGAATAACAAAAGGCTTTGAAGATTGGTTTGAGGAAAAACCAAACACAGTAGGTATGGTGCCGATTATTGAGTATATCAATAATTATGACCGTATGGGATGTTTTGAGAGGGTTATTCCTCTTATGGATGCGTTGAATACCATTGATTCTGACCGAGTTAATGATATAGCACAGCATGTTCAAAACATTCTTTGGGGCGATAATGTTGCACTCGATACGGAGCAATATAAAAAACTTCGTGATGATGGAATGATTCTTACGAAGTCAGAACAGGGCAGAACGGCAACCCTTAAATACCTTGAAAGCGTTCTTAACCAGTCGGAAAATCAGACTTTGGTGGATTATGTAAAGCAGCAGATTCTTGACATTACAAATACGCCGAGCAGATCGGAACTTTCTGGTGGAAGTACCGGAAGTGCAACGAATATGTCTATCGGTTGGATGGCTGCAGAAACGGATGCCAAAGAAAAAGAACAGATTTGGTCGGCATCCGAGCGAAGAGAAACCGCGGTTATCTTAAAAATCATCAAAGATAGCAATGAGGTTGATGCGGACATTGCAGAATTGAATCTTTCAGATATTGAAATCAAATTCTCGAGATCTCGTACATATGATCTTGCGACAAAGTGCAATTCACTGGCAGCACTTATTAGAATTGGAATCGACCCGCTTCGGGCAATTGAAGTGGTTGGATTGTTTACAGACCCGCAACAGGTTGCGCTTGATTCGGCTGAAAGAATTGACCGGATTTTGTTCAAGGATAATCAGACCGGAACGGAAGATACTTCCAATGGCGATCCATACAAGAAAAATCAACCAGATATGTCAGATCAGCCGTCAAAGGTATCTGTTGCTGATGAATAATTGGTATTTTGAGAGCTTAGAAGTAGGCTCTCTTTTTATACATAGCAGGGAAGCTATTTAAAAACGCAAGAGACAAGACAAGTCATTAAAACGGAATCTAATGCGGAGGGAACCGCTTGAACAAACGCAAGGAGGATATTATGGCAGATTTAAAAGAATTATTAGGCGATGCGTACAAAGAGGACATGACTTTCGAGGACATTAACGCAGCTTTAGCGGAGCGTGAGCTTGTCGACAAGAGCCAATATGACGGATTTGTACCGAAAACTCTTCTGGAAAAAGCCAATTCAGAGGCGGCTGACTATAAGAAGAAATGGAAAGCTGCAGCAAGTGAGCAGGAACAGAAGCAGATCGAAGATACTGAAAAGCAGGCGCAGATTGAAGAGGAATTAAAAACCCTTCGTCGTTCATCAAAGGTATCGGAGTACGAAAAGCAGCATTTGGCTTTGAAGTATGACGAGAAAGATGCCAAGGAGATTGCCGAAGCTCTTTATGATGGCGATATGGACACTGTTTTCCGTTTGCAGAAAAAGCATGAGGAAGCATTACAGAAAGCAATTAAAGCCGATTTGCTGAAAGATATGCCAACTCCTCCGGCAGGAAACCAGACAACTATTGATTACGGCAAGCAGATTGCAGACGCACAGGCGAGCGGTGACATGGCTCTCATGGCTTCATTGATTCGCCAGCAGGCGGCAGCAAATGCGCCAAAACATTAAAATATTATTTTAAAAGAGAGGTTTAAAAATGGCAGATGTATATGCAATGAGTGGAAACACTCCTAATTTTTCCGGTATGCTCTTTAATAAGGGCAACACAAAGACACCGTTCTCAACTATGATCGGTGCGAAAAGAAAATACTCTGGAAGCACAGAGTTCGTAACAGGACAGGAGTACGAGACAGCAACAGGAAGTCAGCCTAAGATTTCAGAAGCGCAGTCTCTTACAGCTCCGAATGCTTCTATTATTACAAGAGAACAGAAAACTAACGTAACGCAGATCTTTCAGGAATCTGTTGGTACTTCTTACGGCAAAATGTCCAATATGGGTACATTAAGTGGAATCAATATTGCAGGGCAGCAGGCTAATCCAATTTCCGAAGAGGATTTCCAGGTTGCAGCAAAGATGGCAAAGATCGGACAGGACATTGAGTACACATTCCTCAATGGCAAATTCCATAAGTCCACAAACGATAATGATGCGAACCAGTCCAGAGGACTTCTGGAAGCAATTACAACAAATGTGCTTGATGCGGATGGAAAGAAGCTTTCTTTCCTGCTGGTGTGCGAGGCGTTAAAGTGCATCAAAGATGCAAATGGTGATATTACCAACATCGTCCTTGGTCTGGATTCTACAAGCAGAATGCAGCTCAATGCTGATGCTGTGGCAAATGGTCTTACAATCGTTGAGAGTGGACGAGACGTTAATGGTATCGCCGTTGACAAGGTGCTCACACCGCTTGGAACAGTGTATTTAAGAGACCTGTTTTATCTTCCGGCTGGAACGGTTGCGCTGTTTGACCCATTCATTATGGCTCCTGTTGAACAGCTTGTACCGGGAAAAGGAAACTTCTTCCTTGAAGAGTTGGCAAAGACCGGTGCTGGTACCAAGAAACAGATTTTCGGTCAGATTGGACTTGACCACGGCCCAGAGTGGTATTCCGCTAAGATCGAAAACCTGTCAGCTCAAATGCCAACAGATGGTGATATGGCAAGAAGAATCTTTCCAGTATCAAAGACGGAATCTGATGGTCCTACATCGCTTGGAACACTGACAGTTGCATCCGCAGCTGGTGGTACAACCGGAAATACAAAGATTACGATTACAGAATCTTTGACAGAGGGCAATTCATATAAGTACAAGGTTGATGTGGCTGAAACGCAGGTTAGGTTAGGACAGTCTGTAAGAACATGGCAGGCATGGAACGGCACAGATGAGATTGCTGCTACAAATGGCAGCGTAATCACTGTTGTTGAGTGCGATAAGTCTTACAATGCTGTTAAGGCAGGACATATTACCGTGGTATCAAAGACGGAGTAGGAGATGATCTTGGATGGAAGAGCTTTTGAAAGAATTACAAACTGATATGGAAGCCGAACTGGTTTCCGAGTTAAAGAATGATTCGGACAAGGTTCTTTTATCCTCAAAGATTAAGGGAGCCTATTTTGCTGTAAAGCGAAAACGAAACTACCAGGAACATCATACAGAGGATTTTATTGATAAAGATATGGAATCTATGTATGACATTATCAAGGAGCTTGCTATGTATGATTGGAACCATATTGGAGCCGAGGGAGAGACGAGCCATAGTGAAAACGGTATCAATCGAACTTGGAACCCAAGAACGAACATTTTAAGGGAAATAATTCCTTTTGCAACGGTTATTCAGAAAGGTTAAGGTGATCCGAATATCTCCCGACCGCAGGGTTAAGCGGTAACCGCATGGGATTTCATACGGTTAAAGAAGATTGAGCGTGACCATTTTGCCAATGCCGGCAATATGGTTGCAGGCGGCGCACGTTAAGCGGTGGTGGGCGGTGCGCCATATTTTTGTTTGGAGGTAAAGAGATTATGGAATTAAAAGATACAGTTGAAATGATGAATAGTTCCGATTATAAGGAACGTTTCAGAGCGGAATATCAGCAGGTGGTTATTCGCTATCAGAAATTAAAGGCTATGCTTGAAAAGTGGGATGCAGGAGAACTCAATTTTGAGCCTACATGCCCTAGAAGTACTTACAATATGCAGATTAAAGCAATGACCGACTATATTGCAGTTCTCGAAGCAAGGGCAGTTATGGAAAGTGTGGATCTGTAATATCTGCTTGTGATAGTTTCCCTTTTGTCGTATAATGGCGATGAAAGGAAAATATACTATGGAAAAGAATAAACACTTTGAATATTATTCAATAAATGATGCTGAACAAAAGAGATTGCTGAACAAAACGGAGAGGTCATACATTGCATTTTTGGATATTCTTGGATTCAAAAATATGGTAATGAATAATATGGGAAAAGTTTTGCTGACATTACGACAAATAAGAGGTTTCTGTAAAGAATTTTACGGATATGGTAATGTTGGTAGAGGAACAGATAAAGACCCAATGGATGGAATTCCGTTAGTTACAATGTTTTCTGACAGCGTAATGATTACAGCTCCTACATGTATGTGGTTTTTGCATGAATTTGTAGAATTGATTTCTCATTTGCAATATTTTTTATTAACACAAGGAGTATTGCTAAGAGGTGGAATTGATGTTGGAACAGTTTTTCATGACAATAATTATTTGTTTGGCAAAGGAATTGTTGGTGCATATTTAATAGAGTGTAATATAGCAAAATATCCAAGAATAGTAATCAGCAATAGGGCAATGAGTTTTGCACAAGAGGCTGTAGATTTTTCGTACGACTATTACATTGATACAGCTATAAAAGATAAAAAAGACTTAGAGATGATGCTCGGAGATGCTGAATCCTATTTTACGCACGACATAATGGAATATGTGGCAAAAGATAGGCATGGGATATATTATCTTGAATATTTAATAAGAGGATATTTAGCAACAGAGGATGAAATAAAAGAAAAACATTACCAAAATATCTCTTTAACAATTTCAAACGGTTTGAAGTCAGACATAGAATCTGTGAAAGAGAAATATATTTGGCTTGACAATTATTTCTCAAGAGTATTTCATCTCAAGGATAAAGTTGTAAAAGAGAGTAAAGAAGAATACGAGAGGGAAGAACTGCGGCTAGATGAAATCTTTAAAAAGGAAAAAGAGTTAGCCATTGCTTTTGAAAGGGTGTAATCTATGCGTTCATTAAAAAAGAACAAGCAACCGCTCTATTACGCCACTTACGATGCCGAGAAAAAGGTATACGACCGTGACGAGGACGGCAATATCAAGTACATAGAGATTGACGGAGAGAAAATCCCTGTCGAGATAGGAACAGAACCAGGTTATAATGACCCGGTTCTTTTTTATGCAAACATTTCCGCAGGCAAGGGCGATGTGCAGGCTGATGTGTTCGGAAGTAGCGTTGACTATTCCCGGACTATTTCAACTTGTGATATGGATTGCCCGATCACCAAGCTGACACGGCTATGGATTGGCTGTGAACCACAATACAATGAGGACGGTTCTGTAAATGGCGATAGTGCTAATTATGAGGTTGCCGCACCGCCTGCGAAAAGTTTGAATGGAATTGTGATTGCGATTAAGGAATTACCGGAGGGCTGATATGGAAAACAGAAAAATCAATATTCTTGGAACTGAATACCGGATTGAAACCCACAAAGTATCAGATGACAGTTATTTGGAAGATAACAAACTTTCCGGTTATTGTGGAGAAGAAGAAAAGCTGATTGTTGTTGCTGACATGTCGGAAGAAAAGTATTTCACCGGCATGGACGAAAAGGCGCAAGAAGCATACCGAAAGAGAGTCCTGCGTCATGAAATCATGCACGCATTCTTGAATGAGAGTGGATTATCTGATTCCTCAAATCAGTACGGCGGTGCGTGGGCGAAGAATGAGGAAATGGTTGATTGGTTCGCTATTCAGTCTCCGAAGATTTTTAAGGTGTATTCGGAGTTATGGATTCTTGATATGCCGGTTCCGAGTATTCCACCATTAAAAGCAGGGTCTTTTGACATTGAATGCCAGCAAACAAAAGCTGCTTTTGAGAATTTAGGAAAAGGTTTGCAAAGGTTGAGACGTTTATATGAGTGAGCCAATCACATTCGGCTTATCCGTAGCCGAAATCGACAAAGCAATCAAAGAGTTGCGTGAATATCAAAACAGCCTTGATGCCAAGTGTGAAAAGCTATGTGAGCGACTTTGCAATGAGGGTATTCAGATAGCGCAGGCGCATATCGGCAGTAGCGGATTCGGAAAGTATATCCGTTTATCCTCTGAAATCACATCGGAGAAAGCCGGGTGCAAGGCAATATTCTTCATGGAAGATTCACAGAAGATTGTGAGCAAATGGCAGAATCAAGATGGTGTGCAAAGCAAAGAAATCTCACCGGCGTTGATGCTAGAATTTGGAGCCGGACTTCCAGCACAGAATCCGGCAAATATACCGGGTGTAGGAACCGGAACATACGGTACGCACGGCAACGAACCGGGATGGTGGTACATGGATTTACAAGGCGAGTGGCACTATTCAAGTGGTACATCCCCGAAGATGCCTATATACAATGCCGGGAAAGAATTAAGAAACAGGGTTTTGAAGATTGCAAAGGATGTGTTCAAAGGTTAAGTTATCCAAGGTGGGAAAATTCGTTGCACCAACGCGCCATATGACCAAAAGAGATGTAGCAGATGCGACGGCTACCGGATAAAGAATTGGAGAGTATATATGAACGATGAAATGAAGATGGGCGCGTTGATTGAACTTCAAGGCGTAAAAGAAGAAATCTCAACAATTAAAGCTGAATTATCACGAAAGAGTATTGATATCCCAAAGGGATTCTCAACGCTCGAAGCGTTTGTTGATGATAGAATTGCTGAGATGAAAGCGTGATCGGATGACAGGATTCGATTGGAATGAATTTTTCGCAGTGTTTAAGGCAAATATGAAAAAAGAATATCCGAAGTGTACTGTTGACCGTTACACTACCCCAAAGCAATCACAGTTTCCATATTGTGACGTTGCACTTGGCGATAATTCCGGCGGTCATTATGATTTAGAGGGTAACGAGGGTTCACAGAATCCCTTGATTGTGATTTCGGCGTATGCAACCGGAAGCCTTGCTGATTCAGAATGTAATAAAATCAGCCAAGCGGCAAAGAAAGTCATGTTATCATACGGCTTTCAATGCAAAGTCGGTCCCATACCGGTCACAAATGCAACTGACCCGAATGTAAAACGTTGGGTTGGGCGTTATCAGCGCATTTTCGGAAGTGGAGATGAACTGATGAAATTAAATTGAATTGAATGTTCCCGGCATTATGTCGGTAGCAGATAAACGAAACTTGGAGCCGAAAGGCTCTTATTTTTATGCACCGGACACGCACTCGAGACGTGTTCGCTGACCGCGTTAGATAGCGGTAGAAAGGATTTGAAGTATGCAAGCAGGAATTTCTACACTTGGCATTACTTTTGGCTATGGTGTTGAAGCTACAGCCGGAACAAAGCCAACATCATTTAAGCAGTTGCACAGAATCAACAAACTTGGCGGTATTTCAATCTCTAATGAGAAGATTGATGCATCGGCACTTGAGGATTTCGTCAAGAGATATGTTCAGGGTATCGGCGATACAGGCGGCGAGTTCCCGGTAACTGTCAATTTTACACCGGAAACATTGAAGGAGTGGGAAGATGTACTTGCCACCCATAAGGGTCTTACAGGTGGCAAGTCTATGTGGTTCGAAACCATTATTCCAGGTTTCGAAAAGAGCTTTTTCATCGTGGCGCAGCCACCAACAGCAATCCCACAGCCGGAACTCGATCAGAACAATCTTCTTATAATCGACATGAACCTTACAATCGAAGATTATAAGGGCATGGACGAGAAGGTTGCCTTGACAACGGGGGAATAACAGGCTCTGACGATCATAAGTCAGCAAACGATCAGAGCAAAAATACTACAGATGCTGGCACAACTAAACCATGACATAGGGAAAGGGGCGGTCTCCGGACTGCCCCTTTCCCTATAAATTGAATCTCTATCAGAAAGGGAAAGGTAAAAGAGTATGACAACTTTAGTTATCAATGGAAACGAATACAATATTAAGTACGGCTACTTGGCAACGGCGCGTTGCGGTGTAGTTGATAAAGTAGAAGAGCTGCAAGATATGATGAAAGATGACAATGAATTAGGAATGGAGGATGTTAACAAGATCCTTAATATCTTACCAGAACTTCTTCTTGCCGGACTGCAGAAGTGTCATTCGGACGAGTTCGGATATGATTATGATACAGGAGATGGAAAGAAAGAAGCCTTAGATAAGGCCTACATCCTTTTGGATGATTACTTCGATGAGAATGATGAGAAAGATATTATCGACATGTTTACTATTCTCACTGATGAAATGGTTAAGAACGGTTTTTTAGCGAATACACTCCGGGGGAGAGCGGAAGCACCGGAGCAGAAAGCGAAGGCTCCGGCAAAGAAAACTACTCGGACTTCCAAGAAAGCCACAGCCTAACATGGGAAACGTACCAGTCAATGGTACTTCCTTATTGGCTGTTAATTACTAAAGGGTACGGATTCACGCCGGACGATATAGGCGAAAGCTGTCCGGCTGATCTGAAACCCTATGAAGATGCATATTCGCTTAAAATGAAACAGCGGGATGCAGAAATGTGGTCATGGTTCGGCAGATATGGTACATCTGCGGTTGGCGTGGCAGTTGACCACATCTTAAATGGACGCAAGGCAACTTCTGAATATGTCAAGCAACCACTCACACAAGAGCAGGAAGCGGCAGAAAGAAATATTCAGAAACAGCGAGAGTTGTTCGTTGCACAGCTTGAAGCTATGAAAACGAACTTCGAGTTGTCTCATCCGAAAAAGAATAAATGATATTTCAAGGGCGGTAGGGGTCAAATCCTATCGCCTTTTTAACCGGCTATCAATGTGGAAGATAGTCGCTGACCTAAAAAGTTATGGGAAGTTGGTGGAAGAATGGCAGATCTTGATTCTCTGCAAATTAAAGTAAATGCGAGTGCGGCAGACGCAAGCAAGTCCTTAGAAAAGCTTGCGGCAAGCATGAAAAGTCTGCGTGACAACTTAAATGTTGACACACAGAAATTGCAGGGTATTGCTACCAGCATCCGCAATCTGTCTGATGCGGCAAGTGGGTTTAAAGGTGGAAAATCCACTGAGCTTACATCCCTGTCGCGTGCATTGAAGTCTTTCAATGGCATTGACACGAATTCCATTTACGGAATTACTGCGGCACTAAAAAACCTTACAAATGGTCTTTCTGGTGCCAAGAACATTGATGTAAGTGGAATTACCGGAGTTGCTGCTTCACTTGCCAAACTGGGCGGCAAAAATGCTACAACAGGTGTTTCTAACCTGTTGTCAATGAAAGATCAGCTTGCACAGTTCATCACTGGCATGAATAGTGTCGGATCGTTGAACTTTGATGTGTCCGGGCTGTCAAATCTCATTTCCGGTCTTTCAAGAATGGGTGGTAAGGCATCCACGCAGGCCACCAAGAATCTGCCTACGATTTCTGCACAGTTGCAGAACTTCGTCAGACAGATGAACAAGATTGGTTCATTCAACTTCGATATGACCAATCTTTCACAGATGGTCACTGCCATTGGTAAACTTGGTAGCGTGGCATCCGGCAGGGCGGTAAATAACATTCCTCTGCTTGCAAAGAATCTGAATGAGTTATTTACAACTCTTTCAAAGGCTCCGAATATTAGTGGGAACATCGTCCGCATGACGGAAGCGCTTGCAAATCTATCTGCAGGGTTAGGACGGACGAGAGGTGCTACAGATAGGGCATCAAGTGGTTTTAGCCTGTTTGGTAAGAGCGCCGACAGTATGAAAACTAAATCCTTTTCCCTTGCATCCGCAATCGGAAAGGTATATGCAACATACTGGTCGCTGTTCCGGGCGGTTGGTCTGCTTAGAAATGCCATTGACATTTCATCCTCATTAACAGAGGTTGAGAACGTTGTAAGACAGACATTCGGAATATACGAAAATCTGATTAACGATTTTTCAAAGACTTGCATTGAAAAATTTGGTATGTCCGAACTGTCAGCGAAACAGTTTGCAAGCCGTTTCCAAGCAATGGGAACAGCCCTTGATATTCCGCAGGGGCAGATGGCGAAAATGTCTATCCGGCTGACAGAATTAGCCGGAGATATGGCTTCATTCTATGATGTGAGTCAAGAAGATATTGCCAAGAGTCTGCAATCTGTATTTTCCGGTACTACGGCACCTATGCGGCGTTATGGTATCGACTTGACACAGGCAACATTAAAGGAATGGGCATTAAAGCAGGGGCTTGATGCTGACATTTCCTCAATGTCACAGGCTCAAAAAGCCATGCTTCGTTATCAATACGTTCTTGCGCACACGACCAATATTACCGGAGATTTCAAGAGGACGCAAGACAGTTGGCATAACCAAGTTACCCTCTTAAGAGAGAATTTCAAGGCGCTTGGCGCAGTTGTTGGTAGTGGCTTAATCAACGCTTTTAAACCATTCCTTAAGGTTCTCAATACAGTTCTGCAAAAAGTTACATCATTTGCGGAAATGGTTACAGACGCTTTAGGCTCTATTTTTGGATGGAGATATGAAGCAAGCAAGGGTGCCGGACTTGGTGGTTTGGCGGATGATATTGGAAGTGCGTCTGATGGTATGGATGATCTTGCCGGTTCTTCCGGTGATGCCGCAAAAAATACCGGAAACGCCGCAAAGAAAGCTAAAGATCTTAAAGATAATGTCAACAAGGCAGTTCGTGCGTTTGATGAATTAAAGACCATATCACTTCCAGATAAGAAATCAAATTCCGGTTCCGGTTCTGGAAACAAAGGCTCCGGTTCTGGCTCTGGTGATGGTGGCGGCGGCGATACCGGGAAATTGGTTAAGACCGATACTATTTACAAGGATTTCGTAAGCAACATAAAAGACCTTGAAGGACTTGGAGAAGCAATCAGAGACGCGCTTGTTAAAGCTGTTGGTGGTATTGAATGGGATAAAATCTATAAGAAAGCAGAAAACTTCGGAACTGGGCTTGCAGATTTCCTTAATGGTTTATTTTCAGAAGATAAAAACGGAAACAGTGTATTTACTGCAACAGCAGATGTTATAGCCGGAGCCTTAAATACTGTATTATTTGCATCAAAATCATTTACAGATAAATTTAAGTTTGAAACTTTTGGCAATAACATAGCACATGGATTCAATCGCTTTTTTAAAAAATTCAAATGGAAAAAGTGCGCAGAAGCTATCAATGGATGGGTTGATGGATTCTGGAAGTTTGTAAGAGGATTTTTTGACGGATTAAGTTGGAAAGATATTTTTAATGGATTAAGAACATTTCTCACGAATTTGTCTCCAAGTTCCATAATGACCATACTTGGAGCTGTAGCACTTAATAAACTGGGGAAAAATTTCTATAAATTACTAAAAGATGCTCTTACAAAGAATCTTGATACGAAGTTAAGTAATGCGATAACAAAAAAACTAAGCGGGGTAAAGTTGGGTGGAGGTATAGCCGGAACCCTTGCAACGGGATTTTTGATTACAGCTACGGTTGCTGTGGCTTTAAAATTTACAAAAGATTTCAAAGAATGGCGAGACAATATAAAAAAGTATGGATGGAGCGAAGGAAGAAAGAGATCTGCAGAGAGCAATCCGGCAAATCCATATAAAAACGGAAGGGCTGTTTCTATTGAGGATAGAAAAAATTCCGCGTATGGAAATAAAGCAAACCCGTATGATAAAAATAGTAACTTCTCAAAGAATTTACAAGATATAAGAAACAAAATATCTGATTGGTGGGGAAGCGTTAGGGATAAGGCAAGACAGAATTCAAATTTGAATTCTGCTAATCCATATAATTCCAATAGCAAGTATTCGGGGAAAACGGAAAAAATTAAAAATGCCGCGAACCCATATGATACCAACAGCGTAAAATCTCACAAAACGCTTGAATTTCAAGCTAAAATCAAGACAAAAGCATCTGAATTATGGACGAAATTAAAGTCTGACTGGGACAAGATAAAAAATAAATATGCAGATTTTAAGGGCAGAATAAAAGATAATGCTAAAGAATGGTGGGAGAATACAAAGAAATACTGGTCTAAAAAAGTCGGCAAAGTGAAAGAATTCACGACAGACGTTAAAGACTCTGCTAAAGAATGGTGGGATAACACCAAAAAATATTGGAGCCAAAAAGTCGGACAAGTTAAGAAATTTACAACTGCCGTCCAGAATGATGCATCTAAGTGGTGGAACAATACCAAAAAGTACTGGTCAGAAAAGGTGGGTAAGGTAAAAGAATTTACTACAGATGTTAAAAATAAAGCAGGAGGATGGTGGTCTAATGTTAAAAAATGGTGGGAAAGCACCATTGCCGGAAAAGAAGTAAAGAAATTTACTGCAAATGTCAAGAAAGCCGGAGGAACATGGTGGAAAGATGTAAGCAACGAATGGAAAGAAAAGGTTATCAATGCCGGGAAAACATTGAAAATTGGTATTTCATTTGCCGCGGATGCTCTGAAAAACCTGTGGTCTAGCGTATCGACATTCTTTAGCGGAAAAACAGTAAATGTAAAAACAAAAGGCTCTGCGGCTAAGAAAGCCGACGGCGGTGTATTCTCCGGTGGCCGCTGGCATGACATTAAACGGTACGCGGCAGGCGGTGTCCCGAATGTCGGACAGTTGTTCTGGGCAAATGAAGCCGGGCCGGAACTTGTTGGAACGCTTGGCGGTCATACGGCTGTTATGAATAACGATCAGATTGTTGCGTCCGTATCGGATGGCGTTGCAAAAGCCGTAGCGGCTGTGCTTGGCTCAAACAAAGGTGGCAACCAACCAATCCAGATTACACTTGACGGAAAGGTCATTTTCGATAGCACAAGAGAATATGCGAATGATTACTTCCGCAGAACCGGAACCAACCCATATCCGGTATAAGCTAATGACAAACTTCCTTGTTTGTGGTATATTTGATGTATATTACAAGCAAGGAGGAATTCAGTTATGAAACAAAGTAAATTCGGAATAGCAAGTCTTGTATGCGGAATAGTTGGCATTTTGTTGGCGTGTGTTGCCATTGGTGCAGTACCGGCAATAATCGGGCTTGTTTGTGCAGTGATTGCATTTACGCAAAAAGGGAAAGGACATGGGACTGCCATTGCGGGCTTGATCTGTTCAATAATTGCAATAATTATTTTCGTTTTCGCATCGCTTATATTTGATGGAGATGATTCAGATAAGCCTAAAAAGGTCGAAAACAGCCAAGAGACAGAGGCTGTGGATAATGCAACAGAAGCGAGCGAGGAAGTTTTTAAGGTAGGCGATGTTGTAGAAACAGAAGATTTACGCATAACATTTTTAAAAGCTGAACCGTTTAAAAATGAATATGACGAAGCATCAAAAGGGAATGAGTATTACAAATTTGAGTTTGAATTTGAAAATATATCTGATTCCGATCAATATATTTCTTCGGCTGACTTTAATTGTTATGCGGATGGATATGATTCAGAAATGGCATATGCTGATGAAGGAAAAGCTCTTGACGCAACATTGTCTCCTGGAAAGAAAACAAAAGGAATTGTTTGTTTTGAAGTCCCGAAAAACTTTAAAGATATTTCACTCGAATATGAAACTGATTTTTGGAATGAATCAAAGGTTTGCTTCGATGTGAAAAATAAATAATTGGCGATAAGCACACAAAGGAAAAGGAGAGATACTATGTATGATAAAGAAAAAGGTATTTACCCGCAGGGGCAGTATTTGACTGGAAGAGATTTGCCGCTTGGTGGCTACATATTGATTCCGAAAGATGGTACGACTGGAAATCTGATGATATATAGATCGTATGACGATTTTATCAATGAGGAAGATGAAATAAGATGGGACACATTTGATGAAGAATACCATATTTCAATAACAAAAGAAAACATTTACATTTCAGTTGAAAATGCAACGATTCAAAAGATAAGTTAATAAATAAAGCAATGATAAGCCGTGGCAACACGGCGCAGCAAGGCACCCTAATGGGTGCCTTTTGTGTACTCGAAAATATGTTCAGATTGCACAGCAAGCAGAGAGGAGTGTATAATATGGATAATACAAAAGAAAGAAGGTATAAGTTTATGAGACTATACAATATCTATTATATTTGCTGTGTGTGCAAAGATGAGATAGATAAAAATGTTAAAATTCAGACTGTAAAAAATGCAAATGGGCAGATTATTGAATACACGGTATTGGGATGGCCAAAACTAAAGGAATCATTGAAACAGTTAAATAATATTTCGTTTATGCATAATGTTGTTGAAAAAGTGTACTGCACTATAGATTCATTGGATAGAGATAACCAACAACCTACGTTGTCACCAACGAGAAAGGAAAGATTTGACGTTGTTTTAGATGAATTAAAAATTTCTCTCAAAGCAATAAAGAATTTATATGAATCATTAGATATTGGGGAATCTCATGCTGGTATTGATGTTAAAATTCCAAAGTGCGAATCTCTGAAAGAGTATATGGATTACCTAAAGGAGATTGATTTTATTTTCACACAATGCCCTTATTTGCTGGCAAAGGATGAAGAAATAAAATTCAATAACGTTGATGTTGGTTCACAATGGTTATCGTTCTTTTTAGCGGCTTCGGGAACATTTGGAATACTTAACAATCTTGCAAAGCTTGTAAGTAAAGCAATGGCTATAAAATCTAATATTCTTATTTACAAACAGCAGGAAGAACAGTTGGCGGCTATGCGATTAAAAAATGAAGTCATGGAAGAAACAGTCGATGTTTTCAAAAAAATGAAACAGAAGGTTTTGAACGATAGCGTAAGTGATCTTGAATCTGAACTTGGAGAGTTACAAGATGGAGAAGAACGCGGAAAAGTCGAGAAAACATTAGAGAAGATGGTAATGTTGATGGATAAAGGAGTTGAAATTTATTCGTCAATAGAGACGCCAAATAAAATAAAAGTACTTTTCCCGGAAACTAAAGATAATCCAATTCTCCCAGATAATCTTGTGAAATTATTAGAAAAGAAAGAAGATACGGAAAACAAAAAAGAAGAATAAATGCAGTTATTATAGCATCTACCACACGGTAGGTGCTATTTTTATACCCAAAATTACCGACTGTCAAATGGAGACAGCCGCAAACCCAAACAGTTAGGTGGTGGAAACATGGCATACGGCGGTTATCTGCTGAAAATTGGAGATTACAAAGTTGATGCGAAAAAGTACATAAAGTTTGATTCTTATAGTCCGTATGTAAATATGCAGGATCTTGAGCCGTGGACGGATAGCAACGGTTATTTGCACCGAAAACCTGTGAAATTGAAAGTTGCTAAGATTGAATTTGAGACTCCGGCCGGACTTACCAACACAGAGTTTGCAGAGTTTATGAGAAATATCCGGAAGCAGTACACGGATGCAAACGGGCGGCAATGTTATTTCACCGCCTACATCCCGGAATACGATGATTATGTTACACAGTTTGGTTATATCGCAGATTTTCAACCTGGTATTTATGGCATCAAGAATAAAGAAATTATTTACGATGCAATCAAGTTTTCAGTGATCGGGGGTGTATATCATGGATAAAGAACTGTATTTCAAGGAATATGCCGACAAACAGATGCTGATTTCTGTTGACGGTACGAAGATCGCTTTTGACAACTCCATGATTGAATCCGAAGCCTTTGAGATGGATGAAAGTCTTTGTTCGGAATCTGAATTGAAGTTTGGCTCATGCGAAGCGAACAGTGTGAAATTCACGGTTCATAACACGCCGGGCAGTATCGTAGGGAAGAATATCACGATCACAGAAACGGTTGACGGAGATACGGAACATCCGTTCCAGTATGGCAAATACAAGGTTTATTCAGATGTGCCAAGCAGTGACCGGACAAAGCGTGAAATTACGGCATATGATGCCATGTGCGACATTATTAATGCGGATGTAAAGTCTTGGTATGCCGGACTTAGTTTCCCAATGAGCCTTAAACAGTTCCGGGACAGCTTTTTCAAATACTTAGGCATTGAACAGGCGGCGGCGACATTGCCTAACGATTCCATGACGGTCAATAAGACGCTGGTTGCCACGCAGACGGACGATTCAAGCGCAGTCACAGAAGAGTCCACTATCAGTGGAAAAACGGTTGTGACGGCAATATGCGAGATCAATGGATGCTTCGGGAACATGAACCGGGATGGAAAGTTTGAATATGTCTTTCTGAAAGCAATCACAAGCGCACTTTATCCGGCAGAAGATTTGTTCCCAGCAGATGATCTGTTCCCAAGTGATGCAAACACGGAGTCCATGACCGGGCATTACATTTCCTTTGATTACGAGGATTTCCAGTCGCAGGCGATTACACAGCTTGAAATTAAGACGAGTGATGATAACTCCGGGGCTATTGTTGGAACTGCAGGAAATAACTATTCGATTACAGGAAACTTTCTTGTGTCGGATAAGAACGGGGCAGAGTTGGAGCAGATTGCAAATAACTTATTGCCGGTTATGGCAAAAGCGGCATACACACCAATCAAAAGTTGTACATGTGTCGGCAATCCTTGTCTGATGCTTGGTGAACCTATTCGGTTTAATACTTCCCGGGAGATTGTAGAAACGTACCTTTTGCAACGGACATTAACCGGTGTACAGTGTAAACGAGATTCCATTGCGGCACAGGGCACACAGACTCATGCGGCAAAGGTTAATTCGATCAAAGATACGCTTGAAAGCGTACAGAGACGGACAAGCAAGTTAGAGAGAAACGCTGATCATCTGCTATCCACATATGAGGACTTAGAAGAGCAGACAAATACCAAGTTTGAGCAGACCGCAAATAGCATTTCCGCAGAAGTCGATCGTGCACAAAAAGCGGAAGGGCAATTAGACGCATCATTGGAATTGAAGTTAGGCAGAGATGAGAACGACCAAGTTATTTCGATGATTAATGCCAGTGCTGACCAAATTGTGCTACGAGGAAACAGATTGATTGTAGAATGTAACAACTTTGAACTGGACGGTAGCGGACGAGTACATATAATAGAATCTCTGCTTTTCGACAGTGGCGAGGCATCCGGGATAGAGATATTAGGGCATGACGGAAGAAATAATGCGCTATTGCAGAATGTTATGTTGGACTTGTCATCTGTTACTGACGCAAACGGGGAAAACTTGGCGACAGAAAGTTATGTTGACAATTCACTGAGCGACTACGCAACCAAAAGCGAATTGCCAAGTGGGTATTTTACAGATGTAGATTATACACTTAATAATAACTCTACAACCAAGTATTCGCCTAGACACTTTAATAAAATGTCTGATTTTGGTTCAAGGGAAAGTACCTTGGATATCGAGGGTCTTTTGATTTCTATTCCGAGTTCCGATAAAAGGCTGAAAAATAATATACAATCATTAAGGGATATTAAAAGCGTTTATATGGCAATGCGCCCAGTTGAGTATACATGGAAATCCGGATACATCACGCAGCACACAGGCTTACAGTTTGGTTTAATTGCGCAGGATTTAGAGAAGATTTTGCAGGATGCTGGATTGTCCGATAGCGGACTTGTACTAAAAGAAAATGCCGAAGAGGATGAAAAAGCAATTCACGGAGATTCAAAGACATGGAAAATTGACAAGGAAAATCTCCATGCAATGCACATACAGATGATCCAAAAGCAACAAAAGGAAATCGAAGCGTTAAAGCGAGAAAACAAAAATTTGAGTGAACGGATGAAAGACTTTGAACGCAGACTATCCGCGTTAGAAAGGAAGTGATTTGATGGCATATCAGAAAATCTATAGCCGCGAACATTGGGAGAATTTTCCAAGCGAAAAGACTGCAATTAATCGAAATAGGCTGAACAACATAGAGGGCGGCATTGATGAACTTGACAACCGCGTGTGCGCACTTGACACCATGAAAGTTGATTTGACCAAAGCCAACGAACTTGTAAAGGAAATCCTTTGGGATGAATCCAACGGTACGCTGACAGTCGTTAAGATGAATGGTTCCAAGGCGGTAATTGATACTAAATTGGAAAAGTTGGCGGTAAACTTTGCTTATGATTCGCAGAAACAGCAGCTGATTATCACGTTGGATGATGGCACAGTGCAGAACGTGGATTTATCATCTCTTATTACACAGTATGAGTTCTTGGATTCTGATACAATCGCATTTGCAATCGGCAGTGACGGCAAGGTGTCCGCAATCGTGAAAGAGGGAAGTATCCAAGAAAAGCATCTGCGCCCGGATTACCTTGCAGACATTAAAGTGGAATCTGCCAAGGCTGTAGCATCTGCCAAAAGTGCAGGAACGTCCGAAACCAACGCGGCGGCAAGTGAAGCAACGGCGAAAAAGTCGGCTGATTCCGCAAGTGCATTTGCAACGGCTGCAGGAAAATCTGCAAGTGCAGCGGCCGCATCTGAAAAAAACACAAAGCTATCCGAAATTAATACGACTGCCAATGCAAATGTGGCAGAGGAAGCAAAGAACGCGGCTACAGCAGCAAGCGAAGAAGCGAAAGATCTCGTAACAGATATTGAACAGAAGATAAAGGACGGTGCCTTTGCCGGTCCACCCGGAATCCAAGGCCCAAAAGGAGATAAGGGCGACAAAGGAGATAAGGGCGACAAAGGAGATAAGGGCGACAAGGGTGATACCGGAGCGACTGGTGCAAGCGGAATAATGACGCCGGTGAATGGTATGTATTACCTGTCTGGTGATCCGGACGGAAACCTCTGGTGCTATTACACAGATGGCGCTACTGCACCAAAATTTGAAACTGATAGCAATGGAAACATTTACTACATAACGCCGGATGCGTAGAAAGGATAGAATATGGCAAGAGTTTTAATCGGAAATTTTAAAGGCCCAAAAGGAGATAAGGGAGATACAGGAGAAGGAAAAACAGGACCAGCGGGTGCAGCTGGCCAGCGCGGTAGCCGTTGGTCGGAGGGAACGGCAATCACCGGCACAAGTACCACGGCAACTGTGTTTAGCGGCACCGGAATCGCAGATGCACTTGCAAATGATATGTACATGAACACATCCACTGGAAATGTGTATAGATGTACTGTTGGTGGTGCAGCGGCAGTGGCGAAGTGGGTTTTTGCGGGGAATCTAAAAGGTACGAAGGGCGATAAGGGAAATACAGGAGCGAAAGGAGCGACGGGGCTAAAGGCGTTGCAACCAAACCGGAGATGGACAAGCACCTTTACCACGGTTGGAGCAACCGCATCGGCACCGTTTACAGATTTTAATAGAAACCCAGTAGTTGGGGACGTATTTATGAACGCTGATGGAAACTCAAATATCGGGCAATGGAAAATTACCGCCATTTCTGGAACAACCGCAACATTCCAGCTGATATCGTATGTATCGGCAAAGGGCGCGAAAGGCGATACTGGTGCATCCGGAACAGCCGACACATCATTTACGGAAGCGGCTACATTGACTAAGCTTGCATCCGGAGAATCATTTAAAGCAATGCTTGGAAAGATTGCAAAGGCAGTGTCAACTATATTTGATAAGTTTGATAAAAAAAATATCGTCAATAATCAGACAACGACTGTGGCGGGATTTGCACTGGACGCAAGGCAGGCAAATCCGAATATAGACGGCACGTTGGCGAAACAGTTAAGTGATTTAAACGGCAGTCTAAATAGTAAGAAAGTACCGACAATCGGCATCGAAAACATATTTACTGGAAATCCGTTTGCTTTCATAGTCGATATTGGTGGTTTGGCAACTGTTGGCGGTACAAAATGGGAACAAGATAATGGCGGGTATCACGTTGAAGATATAAAATATCCTGCCGGCGGATCAGTATCTCTAACTGTTAGTATGACATTGCCGGCTAATAGCATTGTGTTAATCGATGTAAATACGTTAAATTATGAAAATATTAAACTACAGGGTACGTGTATAAAATACAATTTAACAAGCAGCCCGTACAATACTAGTTTGTCGATATTTTTTAGCGGAAAAAATGCAAATGTAACAGTATCAACAATTAGATATATGCCGTTAGTTATTCATTTAGGTTAAAGAAAGGAAGGTAATAAAAATGGACAAAATTATCCTGAAAAACAAAACAGAGTTCGAGGTTGCTGAAGGAGCGAGTCTCGGCAATATTCAGATTCAGTCGAAAGACTTTGATGGAATTAAAGCAATCACGGATGCTTTTACTGCAGACAACCTTGCGGAAGTCGCATTTACACACAATGATGAGGTATCTGGAAAGTATACCGATCTGAAGTGTGATGGGTTTACATATGTTCC